ACTCCTGCAGTTTCTAAGCACGGCAGCAATGGATGAGCGCAGAGCCAGCAGTGACAATGTTGCTGGTGAGCCCCGGTTCTATCGACACATTGAGGACCAGTTTGAGGTATTCCCCTCACCTGATAGCAATGCCAGCACAGAGTTGGTTTACCTGCAGAAAATACCCGCACTGTCAGACACCGCTACAACCAACTGGTTGATGTCTACGGCACCTGACGTTTACCTATATGGTAGCCTTCTCCACTCGGCCCCTTACCTTGCAGAAGACGCTAGGGTGGCTGTATGGGCACAATTGTACAGTGCAGCGGTCAAGAGACTGAATGAGGAGTCAGACAGCGCTAAATACTCAGGCACAGGTCTAGGAATGCGCGTTAAGGGCCTCGATACAAGCAGGTCTGCAAATTACTGGAGAATGCAATGAGCTTCACCCCCTATCTAGAGAATAAACTGCTGGGCCATGTTTTGACCAATACGGCATATGCCTCGCCTACCACGGTCTATGTGGCTTTATATGCAGGAGATCCGCTAAATGGCGGGACCGAAACTACCGGGACCGGGTATGCTCGCCAATCCGCGTCTTTTTCTGTGACGGCCTCGGCAGGCACTAACACAAATAACGTGGAATACAGCGCTGGCTCAGACTGGGGCATTGTCAACTATGCTGCGATCCATGACGCTATAAGTGGCGGAAATATGTTGATTTCAACCGGCTTGCAAACAAGTAGAGATATTGTCACTGGTGATATTATTCGCTTCTCGATAGGCGATATAGATGTGACTCTGACATGAAGTACGGGCAGTTTTATTACAGCTACGGGGTATATGGCACTGAGGGCTCGCCCAATATGTACTTGGCCTCTAGCAGCTCTAGCGCCACAACAATGTTTTTGCGCAAGCTTGTAAGAATATTTGCTGACTCGGTTACACAGTCGCTGATGACGGCTAACCTAATCAACATCTGGGATACAACACCATTGAACCCGGCAACGTGGCAAGATGCATCACTTAACCCGGCAGTGTGGACAGATCAAACAGCGTCAGATGCAGACTGGCAAGATACTAGGACTTGAGGACAAATTAAATGGCTACAACAAACTACTCTTTTGCAGTACCAACGGTTGGGGCAAACCTCAATACTTGGGGCGGAGATCTAAACGCCAACACAGAAAAGCTGGATGACCTTTTAGGTGGCGATCAGCCGGTTACTGGCATTGATATAAACAGCGGCTCAATTGACGGTACAGCGATTGGCGCTAATGCTGCATCAACGGGTGCCTTTACTACCGTATCGGCCTCTGGTGGCGTTACAGGAGCTCTCACGGGCAATGTGACAGGTAATGTAGCTGGTAACGTAACTGGCAACGCAGACACCGCAACAAAATGGGCTACTGCTCGCACTATCTCTCTGACAGGGACTATTACCGGCAGCACTAGCATTGATGGCTCGGGTAATGTCTCGATTGCAACATCAGGTGGAATAACCAACAATCAAATTATAGACCTCATTTATCCGGTAGGTTGCCTGTACGAAACTACAAGCTCGGAGAATCCGGGCACCACGTTTAGTCGCGGCACTTGGGCAAGGTTTGGCAACGGGCGGGTAACGGTTGGCCAAGACAGCTCTCAGTCTGAGTTTAACGGAAATGGTGAAACTGGCGGATCTAAAACGCATACGCTGACAGAAGCCGAGATGCCCTCTCATAATCACACTCTTACTGCTATGGCCCTAACGAGTAGCTCTGTAAACAGAACGGGAGGTGGCCAGCTTTCCGTTTCATCAACGATCACAACCTCTACTGCAGGCAGTGACGCTGCTCACAACAACCTACAGCCATATGTCGTTGTTTATCGCTGGAAAAGGACTGCACTGTAATGGCCGACACTACTACCCCCGTATATAGCTTTGTATTGCCCGAAATAGACGGTTCTGACGGAACGTGGGGTACCAAGCTCAATTCTAACTTAACTGCCTTAGATGGGCTTTTAAGCGGCTCTGCGAACCTCCAGAATGCCTCCTTTACCGGGACTGCTAGTTTTGGCGGGTCTACTGGTACAGCAGGGCAGGTTTTAAAGTCTCAGGGTGCAGGCGCTAACGCTATCTGGACCGATGATTCTAATACGACTTACACTGCTGGATCTGGGCTCAGCCTGACAGGCACAGAGTTTGCCAACACGGCACCGGATCAGACGGTTGTGTTGACTGGCGCTGGCGCTACCAGCATCTCAGGAACTTATCCGAACTTTACAATTACTAGCACTAACACAACATACAGTGTTGGGGATGGTGGGCTAACTGAAATAAACTTTACTTCTGCTGATAACACTAAGCTAGATGGCATAGAGGCCAGTGCAGACGTTACAGACACAGCTAACGTCACAGCCGCTGGTGCGCTGATGGACAGCGAGTTGACTAGCGAAGCATCTGTTAAAGCATTAGATCAAGGCGTAGCCACTACTGACAGCCCTGCATTTGTCAACCTAACACTAAGCGGCACAGGCTCTGTAAAAGTCCCTAGCGGCACTACAGCCCAACGTGACGGTAGCCCTGCTAATGGTATGTTCCGTTACAACTCTACTACTGAGGAGTTTGAAGGCTACAGCGATGGCGAATGGGGTTCTATTGGTGGCGGTGGCGGTGGCGGTTCTAATCTAAACATAGACACTATGACAGGTGACGGTAGCGACACCACTCTTACTTTATCTATAAACCCTACAGTAGAGAATAACACTCAGGTCTATATAGATGGTGTCTACCAGAACAAAGATACTTACAGCGTCAGTGGGACAACCTTAACATTCTCCACTGCTCCTCCAACTGGTAGTGCTGTAGAGGTTATGACTATAACGCCCACAGCTTTACTTGTACCCGCAGATGGCTCAGTTACACCTGCCAAGATTGCGAGTGGTGATTTCTACTTTGACACCAACACCCTCTACGTTGACTCAACAAACAATCGCGTGGGTATAGGGACTGGTAGTCCAGCTACGGCTTTAGATACAAACGGAATTGTAAGGGCAAGTAGTGCTTACTCTTTAAGTTATGCGGGTGTTGATGGCTCTACTTCAGCTTTTGGTGCTGGTACTATTTCTGCTGACGCAAACTGGGGAATGTTCTTCAAATCAACAACTGGAGCAAGCGTAGCAGAGTTTGCTTGGGTCAATGCGGCTGGCACAGAACGCATGCGCATAGACCCCGCTGGCAAAGTAGGCATAGGTACTAGTTTGCCAGCTTCTAAGGCACATATTCTTGGTTCTTCTAATGACACAATCAACCAAGCAAATGCCAACCTAAATGTTGAAGGACTTGGCGGCAATGGTATGCTATTTGGCACACAAGCTACTTCTCCCTATAGGTCGTACATACAAGCAGGTTTTGTAGATAATCTAGCTACTGCTACTTATGACTTATTGCTAAATCCGCAAGGTGGCAATGTTGGTATTGGTACTAGTTCGCCTAACTATGAGTTATCAGTGCATGAATCAACAGCAAACGCTGATGCTCGGATTCATTTAACAAACGCTGACACAGGCACAACTACTGCTGACGGTTTCCAAATAATAATGAATGGGGCTAATGCTGGCCGTCAAGTAAACCTGTTAAATCGAGAAGCAAGTCCAATGGCGTTTTGGACAAGTAACACAGAACGCATGCGCATAGACTCCATTGGCGCTTTGATTGTAGGAAAAACTACATCTTCTGCTAGTACACGAGGGTTTGTAGTGGGGCCTAATGGTGGTGCTTTCTCTAGCATCCCTGCTGGCAACACCTACCATGTTTACAATACAACAAACCCTGGCTACACCTTTTATGTTGGCTACACTGGTGGCGTTATTAATTACCAAGCCAATAATGTAAATCTGTCTGATGAGCGTGAAAAGAAGAACATTGAGCCACTAGAATCTAAATGGGATTCAGTGAAGTCTTGGTCTTTAAAGACATTCCATTACAACCACCAAGCAGATGAAAGCACAAAGAATTATGGTGTAATTGCACAAGATGTTGAGCAGACCAACCCCGAAGCAATAGATGCTTATCAGAAAGATGAGAACACTGAGCGTAAAGGCGTTAAAGAACAGCAGATGATGTGGATGGCTATCAAGGCACTTCAGGAAGCACAGACCCGCATTGAAACATTAGAAACCCGCATAGCGGCATTAGAGGAATAAAACAATGGCTTTAACAAAAGTAAGCAGAGAGTTGCTGAATACAAGCATTGTTGACAACGGCAACGCCACTGCAATTACTATTGATTCTTCAGAGAACGTGGGCATAGGGACTACATCGCCTAGTGCTCCTTTGTCAATAATGGCTGACACAAGTGCTAGTGTTCCTGCCGCAGGTGCTGATTCATCTCACTTAGCTGTGGGCAAAAACGACCAGTACGGAACTATGATTGGTTCATTGGGTTCTGGTGCTGGCTATATACAGCAACAAAGATTTGACGGAAACACAGCTACTTATGACCTACTTGTACAACCTAATGGTGGCAATGTGGGTATTGGTACTACATCGCCTAGACACGAACTAACTGTTTCAGGTGGCAGTAGTAGCTCAATACAAATAATATCAACCACTACAGGGACAGGGGCAACTGATGGGTTGAGGTTCTGGAACACAGGCAGCTCTACAGCAATGTGGAATTACGACAACACTCCAACTCTGTTTGCAACTAACAACTCAGAACGCATGCGCATAGACGGCTCTGGCAATGTCGCCATAGGCACTACTGCGCCACAAGCTCGCTTGCATCTTAGTCGAGCTACAGACGGGTCAGAAGCAAGCCCCCACTTTAGGATTGACGGGGCGGCAAGTACCTACACCGCAAGCCACTGGCTTGACGCAACTGCCTACTATATGGGACAAAACTCGTTAGCAAGAAGAGTGCGTATTTATTCTGGTACTGAAAGTTCTGGCGTAAACCTAAATGCAAATGCAACATCTTGGGGTACATTCTCTGATGAGCGTCTTAAATATGACGTAGAGCCAGTTGAGAATGCGGTAGAAAGTCTAAGCAATTTAAGGACAGTAAAGTATAGACTTAAAGACGTTGACTCTACTGAAGATAAGAAAAAGATAGGCTTAATGGCTCAAGACTTAGTTGGTGTTTTGGATGAAGTTATTGACCCAGTAAAGAAAACAGGTGATGACACTGAGTATATGTCAGTTAGGTACACTGAATTAGTGCCTGTACTTGTCAAAGCAATACAAGAACTTGAAGCAAGAATAACGCAATTGGAGAATAACTAATGGCAGTAATTTGGACAATCTCAACCCTAGAACGCAACACTGATGATGGTGTTGTAGTAGCACACTGGCGAGCTAGCGATAGCGAAATAGTAGGCGAAGTAGAACACTCAGGTAGCAGCTATGGCGCTTGCGGCTTTACCCCTGACAGCACTGCTGATGGCTACACAGCCTACGCTGACATCACAGAGGCTCAGGTTATCGAGTGGGTAAAGGCTGACGTTGACGCTGACGCTGTAGAGGCAAGCATTGCAGCACAGATTGCAGACAGCAAAGCACCAGCGATTACTGCTGGAGTGCCTTGGTAATGATCGACCCGATCACAGCAATGTCGGTAGCCGTCAATGCGTTTGGTACTATCAAGCGTATGGTAGCTGCTGGCAAAGAAGTAGAGGATACCCTGTCACAGATTGGGCGATTCTATGGTGCTGTGAGTGACCTGTCAGAGCATAGGCGAAGGGCTGATAACCCTCCCCTGTTTAAGAAGATCATTGCTGCCAAGTCTGTAAATGAAGAGGCGCTGGAGACATACGCGAGAACTAAGCGCACACAGCAGATGGAACGCGAACTCAGGGAACTCTTGATGTATCAATATGGCAAGGATGGCTATCAGGAACTCGTTGATCTCCGCAGGTCTATTGCCGCGCAGAGGGAAAAGACTATTTACCTGCAAGATAGGAAGCGCAAGGCGTTATTCTGGAATAGTATCCAGATCACTGGGATAGCTGTACTTGGCTGTGCAGTTTACTTTGTATTTGCACTAATATTAGGAGCCATCAATGGCAACAGTTAAGGAAGCCCTGATTCGCTTGGAAGGACATGAAAAAGAATGCGCGATCAGATACGCTAATATTGAGAAGCGGTTGGATGATGGCTCTGAGCGATTCAAGAAAAGCGAAATGATGCTGTGGGGTATTTACCCCCTGATAATAGGGTTATTCTTAATTGAGAAAGGCATACTGTAATGCTTAAATTATTGCTAGGGCCAATCGCTGATCTTGCTGGCGGCTTTTTAAAGAACAAGGCCGAGCAGTCTAAGGCCAAGCATGAAGCCAAGATGAACGTGATCCAGAATGATGCTGACTGGGAGGCCAAGATGGCTGATGCTTCTGGCAATAGCTGGAAGGACGAGTTTTGGACTATTGTATTGGCAGTGCCCATCTTCATGGTTGGGTATGCCATAGTGGTAAATGATATGTCGGTAATACATAGAGTTGAGCAAGCGTTTGCTGCACTGAATGATTTACCAGAATGGTATCAATACCTTTTGTTTGTGGCGATTAGTGCCAGCTTTGGTATTAAGGGTGCAAGCAAACTAATGAACATGAGGAAGTAAGAATGCCGCTTATTAGCCTACAGATCCCGGCAGGCGTTTATCGTCACGGCACTGACCTAGAGTCTGCTAATCGCTGGCGTGATGCTAACTTTATACGCTGGGAAAATAACGCTATCCGTCCTATTGGTGGGTGGCAGAAACGACAGAACATTGTCAACAGCGCGAGCCCGACAGATATTACTCTGGGCGCTCCTGCGCGTGGTGCAACAGCGTGGATTGATAACAGCGCTAACCCTCACATTGCGGCAGGCACCTACAACAAGCTCTGGCACATATCCGGTGTGGGCGTAGCAACAGACATCACGCCAGTGGGCTACACCATTGGCACCATTGACTCTGATCCAAACATTGGCTTTGGCGGATACTACTTTGGCCTTGGATTATTTGGTGTGGAACGTCCCAGCAACAGTATTGGGGTAGAGGCTACAACGTGGTCCGTAGACAACTGGGGCGAGTACCTAGTGGCTTGCGCTAACAGTGACGGCAAGATCTACCAGTGGACACTAAACCCGTCAAATAAGGCTGCAGTGCTTTCTAACGCGCCCACCGGGAACAACGGAATTATTGTTACAGAGGACCGCTTCTTGTTCGCTCTTGCTGCAGGAGGCAATCCCCGGAAGGTGCAGTGGTGTGACCGGGAGGATAATAACGACTGGACCCCTACAGCATTAAATCAGGCTGGTGACCTAGAGCTGCAGACCTCTGGAGAGATACAGCTAGGCATTAATACTCGAGGCAGGACGCTGATCCTGACCACTACAGACGCCCATGTAGCTGCATACAGCGGTCCTCCGGTGGTTTACGGTTTTGAGCGTGTAGGTACAGCCTGTGGAGCTATCTCTAGACGTTGCGCTATTGCTATTGACGAGGGCGCCTTCTGGATGGGCTACAACGGGTTTTTCGCCTACAACGGCTCTGCAGTTGTCGAGATGCCCTGTGATGTGCATGACTATGTATTTAAGGACATAAACAAGGCGGAGCAGTCTAAAGTAACCTGTGTCGATAATAGCCAGTTTAACGAGTTGTGGTGGTTCTATCCCAGCGGTGGGTCAAACGAGAATGACCGCTATGTGATCTACGATTACAAAGAGCAGCACTGGAATATCGGTACGCTATCCCGTACATCTGCAGTTGATATTGGCGTGTTTACTAACCCCATCTGGTTTGCCCCAAATGGTGACGTTTACAACCATGAAATCAACTATGATCACGACTCTACTTTGCCGTTTGTTGAGAGTGGACCAGTTTCTATTGGAAATGGCGAGCAGATAATGAAGGTCAACGAGATTATCCCGGATGAAAGCAATCTGGGTGACATTACGCTGACTTTTAAAACCAGATTCTATCCAACCTCGGAGGAGTTTAGCTATGGTCCGTTTACCATGTTAAATCCCACAGGGGTCCGGTTCCAAGGTAGGCAGGTCAGGATGCGAATTACTGGCGTAGCGCTCAACGACTGGAAAGCCGGAACCATGCGAATCAATGTCACCCCCGGTGGAGAAAGATGAGTCTGTCTGAAAGACCACCCGCAGCGGGTAGGACTGAGTATCGAAGATGGGCTGAGAGGCTCAATGACTTCTTGGTGCGCACAAAGTCAAAGCTGGCGTTTTATGTGGCTGGCGACTCTGCAGATGAGGATGGCGTGCTGCTCTGGGATAGGACAGGTTACCCGGTAATCTCCAAAGACAACCAGTGGAGACAGATTGTCCTAGCTGACGGGTATGGAGAGATAGCCTGCACCACCAGCCAAGTTGCTACCGCTGCCAACACTGCGTACCAGATACCATTTAACTCCAGCACCACCAATGGAGGCATCTCTGTTAACGCATCCGATAACACCCGGATAGACTTTGTTGAGGCTGGGGTTTATAGCATTACCGGGCACATACAGCTAAAGAGTAGCAGCGCAGCCAGCAAAACAGTGTACTACTGGCTATCCGTAAATGGCAGCAACGTAGACCATTCTGAGCGTCTGACAATGCACAACAATAACGCCTTTGCCCTGCTTGCCGTAACAGACCAGATAAGCTTGAACGCAGGCGATTACATTCAGCTTAACTACGCGGTGGATGACGTTGCCCTTTGGCTCGATGCTTCTGCTGCAACTGCCTTTGCGCCAGCGTCTGAGGCGGCAAGAATCAGTATCACGCGATCACGCCAATAATGGTATAATCAGCCCATATAAGACACAGGATTAAAGAATGGCCGCAAGTATCAATGAAGAGCTGGAACGCTGTAAGGATTGGATTGAGGCCGCCCTAGAGTATTCTGGAGGCACACATGAGTGGAGCGACATTGTTGAAGGCATCCACTCTCTGAGATACCAGTTTTGGCCTGCTGAAAAAGGCTGCGCAGTTACAGAAATTATTATGTTCCCGAAGAAAAAGATATTTCATGTTTTTTTGGCCGGGGGTGAGATGGATCAGATTGTAGATATGAATGACTCAGCAGCGCAATTTGCAAAAGCGCAGGGCTGTGACGGAATGTCGATAGCTGGCCGCAAAGGCTGGTCTAGGGTCCTAAAAAACGAAGGGTGGACTGAGTCGTTCACCACATTAGCTAAGGAGCTATAAGATGAGTGGCGGCAAAGGCGGAAGCCAAACAACAGAAGCAACAATTCCAGATTGGGCAAAAGAGCCCACTATCCGAAACCTAGCGCGTGCAGAGGCTGCTCAGCAGATTGGCTATCAGCCATACATGGGTCCAGACCTTGCAGCATTTAACCCCACACAGCAGGCTGCCATGCAGAGCAATATTGATGCTGCCAGCGCATTTGGCTTAAACGCCCCGGCTTCTGTCATGGAAGGCATGCCAGCACCGCAAGACTTTGGTGGTGGTGTGATGGGATATTCGGCATTTCCAATATTTGAACAGGCTCAGCAAGAGCTGGCGGCACGCAATCCACAACAGCAGGCGGCATACGATGCACTGTTTGGTGGTGGGGCTCCTGCACCTTACAGGCCAACACCTAATCTTGGGAGGTACCGCTAATGGCTAATCCAGCAACAGGCGGAGCTCCCGCTACTCCTAACATCAATCAAATGGCCATGCAGGGCATTCAGGGTGGTATGGCAGGCACAGCGGCGGCAGGCATGTATGAGCCAATGCAGGTACAGGCTGGCCAACTGGCAAGCACTGATTTATCCGCTTACGAAAACCCGTACACTCAATCTGTTGTAGATGCACAGGCTGCAGACGTTATGCGCACTGCGCAAATGGGCCTGAATGAGCTAGGCTCGCAAATGAGCGCGGCTGGTGGCTTTGGCGGATCTCGTCACGGAGTCGCTATGGGTGAGCTGGGCAGAGGAGCATTGTCTACTGTTGGGCAGCAATCTGCAGCACTTAGGCAGGCAGGCTTCCAGAACGCACAGCAAATGGCTCAGCAGGACATTGCCAACACCATGAGGGCTGATCTAGCCAATCAAGGTGCAGGGCAGCAGCAGGCCGCTATGGGCCTACAGGCAGCAAACCAGTTTGCCAACATTGGCAACCTTGGGTTTGGTATGGGTCAAACTGTACAGCAGAACCTGCAGAATCAGGGCAACGTACAGCAGTTGATGCAGCAGCAGTTAATTGATGCCGCTAAGCAGCAGTTTGCCGGGTACACCGGAGCGCCAGCATCAACTATTGGCTATGTGTCTAACGCGCTGGGATCGTCTCCAATACCGCAGTCGCAAACCACTACCAGCCAGCCCGGTCTGTTTGACTACCTATCACTAGGTGCAAGCGCAGCGGGAGCAATGGGTATGTCTGACATGCGCCTTAAAACGAACATAGAGCGCGTTGGAGAGCTTCCTAATGGTCTAGGCCTATATACTTGGGAATGGACTGAGGACGCAAAAGAGAAGGGTCTAAGCAACAGCATGACTCTGGGTGCAATTGCTCAAGAAGTAGAGGCATTTGATCCTTCTCTTACGGTTACGACTCCATCTGGATACTTGGCTGTTAAATATAACGAACTGTATCAAGGCTTGTAAGATGAATATGACTAGAGAAGATATGCTGCGCAAGATCATGGAAAGCGGCAATATGATAGATCCTGCAGCAATGTCTGGAATGAATCCTGCCGCACCTATCGAAAACCTAGAGATCAACGCAACAATGTCTAACACCACCCCCGGTGGCGGCATAGACAACATTGCATCCACCATAAATGATCTAGGAACGTCTCCTGAAGGAATGCGTGCTATGCAGGAGCAAATGGGTCAAGGTTGGATGGGCTTTGACTTAGCTCAGTTTAACGCCAACATGGCAGCTATGCCCGGTCTTGGGGTTACAGACGTTCCAGAGATGGAGCTTCTGCGAGGAGCTGGCCAACAAATGGCCCAGAGCCCACAGGTTCAGGCTTTGACTGCTGCAGGCGACAATATGGGCCTAATGGAACTAATTAAGAGAGCCCAATCAATGGGTAGAATGTGAGGCACTAATGGCTAACGGTATTTTCGATGTAGAGACAATGATTGCGCTTGAAAGACAGAAGCGTGCTCAAAATGCTCAGAACTCTGTCCCGGTATCTGCAGAAGGTCTAATGCAGGGGATCAATGTTGGCGGTCAATCTCCTATGGGATCAGGCGCTGTAAGTGCTCCACAGCCTATGATGACACCTCAGCCTGCAATTCCTCCCCCGCCCCCTGCTCAAAAGCCGGGAATGATGGACCGCATAAGAACCGGCCTGAAGGACCCGGCCACTATGGCTGGCTTGGCTGCTGCATTTAACCAGATGACCCTTAACCCTAATGCGCAGCTACAGAAGCGTGCTAGTGACCTCATGGCTCTGCGAACTGTGAGGAATCAAGCCAATCAGACCGTAGAGATGCTGCGAAAATCTGATGATCCGACAGCCCGGCAAGTGGCGGATATGATTGAGGCAAACCCAGATAACGCAAGCGCTATTTATCAAGCATACGTTACATCTACGTTGCGAGCTCCCAAAGATACCTTTGTGACAATGACAGGCGCTCAACTTGCAGAAAAAGGACGGGAAGGCTTTATTCCTGAAAGCTTGTACTCAGTAAATACTGTGACTCAAGAGATTAAGCCAATTGCAGGACAAAAGGGCGCTGAAACCTTTGGTACTACTGTGCGAACCTATACTGAAGGGGACACAGTAATACCCTATGTAACGTCTAATTACGGAAACATAAAGCGAATTAATTTGCCAGAAGGTGCAACGGTCTCAGCAGGCTTAACCGAAGTGGATATGGGAACCTCAACTGCGTTGATAAATGATCAGGGCTCAGTTGTAAAAATGATCCCTAAAAATATTAGTGCAGTAGCAGGCCAGAAAGAGTTTGGAACTGTAGACATAAGAAACGCGATGGAGGAAGAGGTTGACGCTAAGAATCGTGTCACTATGCTGGAGAATCATCGGGCTAAGCTTGTTAAGCTTTTAAAAGATCCAGCAAAATTAAATGCTATACAGAGCAGGGTGGGTGCCATGCAAGGCAAATTCCCTGCACTCACATCAGGTCAGTCATTAGGCGAATCCTTTATTGATCAGGTGAAGGGGCAAACCTTCCTGCGAGCATTTGAATCTATTAAAGGTGGCGGCCAGATTACCGAAACCGAAGGCGCGGCAGCTACAGCCGCGCTCAATAGGCTAAATAACATCAATCTATCAGACGAAGACTATGTTGCGGCCATGAAAGAGGCTGCAGCAGAGATGCAAGATCTCATAGATTTGGAAAAAGCCAAAATTTATGAAAAACAACAGAAGCTTTCGAAATTTCGGGATGGCTCTACACAAGTAACAGAAAGGATTGTTCCATAATGGCATATGAGTACGATGTAATTATTAATGGCGAGACGGTTATCGTTCCCTCTGACGTTAGGCTCTCAGATGAAGATGCTTACCTGAAGGCGCTGGAGGTTCAGCGATCTAGCCAGCCAGTACCGGCAGTCACCCCCGATGCTGAGGTAGAGCCAGAAAGAACTTGGCCACAGGCCTTAATGTCAGGAGTGGCTAGTTTTCCGGGATCTGTTTATAACCTTGGAGAAGTCTTGGTAGAGGCCGTGGCCAGCCCAATAGATACCCTTACTGGGCTGCAAAAACTAGCTCGCGGGATAGTGCAAAGGGCAGTGCCTGACAGTGTAGTGGAAGCCCTTGGGAGGGACGAGCGCGGTGATGAGGTGTATGACGCAGTAGCACAGCATTATGTTCGACAGTACGGCAGCGAGGAGGGATTTAAGAGGGCTGTAGCAGAAGATCCTGCCGCAATACTAGCTGACGCGGCAAGCCTACTTACTGGAGGGGGAGCGGTCGTATCAAAGGTTCCAGCATTGTCTAAAGTTGGAGAAAAAATGTCTAGTGTAGGGGCGGCAATTGAGCCTCTATCAGCTACCACTCGAACAATCGCCCCTGTGGCAGCCAGCGCTGTTACAGGACTTTCTGGCGGGCTTACTGGCGTTGGGCCTGAACCGATTAAGCAGGCGTTTAGAGCAGGGCAGGAAGGAGGTGAGGCGAGCGCTTTGTTTACATCTTCTATGCGCGGCACAGCTAACCCTACCGATATTGTTGACACGGCCCGTGCGGCTCTGGCAAGCATTAGAGCTCAAGCGTCACAAACCTACAGACAAAACATGGCAGGCGTATCGAAAGACAAAACAGTGCTTAGTTTTGATGACACAGCTAATGCGCTCAGCGATTCCTTTAACAAGTTTGCTGCATATAAGGGCCAAATTAAAAACGAGTCTGTAGCAAAAGCACTGCAGGCTGTAGACGATAAGGTGCAGCAGTGGAGACAGCTTGACCCAGAGCAATTTCACACGCCAGAAGGGTTAGATCAACTCAAGCAATCTGTTGGTGAAATTCTAGATGGGCTACCAGCCGAAAACAGGACCGCCTATGCCGCTGTCAAACAGGTATATGACTCTATTAAAAATTCTGTAGCGCAGCAGGCTCCTGACTATGCCAAGGCTATGGATAATTATTCCAAATCTGCGGATTTATTAAGAGAAATGGAAAGGGCGCTAAGTCTGGGTAACAAGGCTTCTGCTGACACGGCCTTGCGAAAGCTAACGTCTTTGATGCGCAACAACGTAAACACTAACTATGGAGAGCGCCTGCGCCTTGGCCAGATTCTCGATGAGGCGTCTGGCGGACAAATAATTCCTGCCGTTGCTGGGCAAACAATGTCTACAGTGATGCCGAGGGGATTGCAGTCTGCTACTCAGCCAGCGCTAACATCAAGCATGGCGCTTACAGGACAATTGCCGCAAGCAGTGTTGATGGGTGCGGCATCTTCTCCCAGAGTGGCTGGCGAGGTTTCACACGCTTTAGGTAAGGCGATGGGAGGTCTTCAGCAGTTTGGAGGCAATAAAGCCGCACAAATCACAGCCCCGTATCGCACCCCAGAGGTATATAATGCACTGTATCAGGCAGGACTGCTTGAAGATAAAGAACAGAGGCTACAATAAATGGAACTAAAACCATTAGACAGAGATGAGATTGAGGGCATTGCACAGAACGCTATCGAGGACTGTGTTGACTTTGTAGAGTCAGAGATCGCATTTGATCGACTGAAGTCTCAGCGGTACTACGATGGCCATGTAGACATTGGTCAGGAAGAGGGCAGATCCTCTGTTGTTGCCACCAAGGTGCGTGATGCCATACGATCTATCAAGCCCAGCCTAATGCGGGTATTTTTGCAGACTGACCGGGCGG